GGAGAAGGAGAAAGGAGAAGAAAGGAAAGGAGGAGTGTAACCGAATCCATCACCACTGCTCTGTGGCAACCAACACATTTCGATGTGCACACAGAAAACCAAATTTAGCCCAAGTACCAAGTGACGAAAGATTTAGAAAGCTATTTCAAGCTACACCTACTAAAGTTCTGGTCTCTGCCGATCTTAGTGGTATTGAGCTCAGGATGCTCGCCCACTATCTCGCCAGATACGATAAAGGACGCTACGCTCGAATCCTTACAACAGGAGATATTCACCAAACCAATGCAGAGCGAATTGGAATTACCCGTCGACAAGTTAAAACAGTTACCTACGCCTTCCTTTACGGTGCCGGGAACATCAAATTAGGGAGGAGCTTTGATAAGTTATTATCCGAAGAAGCCGCTGCACAAAAGGGAGCGGATATACGTAAAGCTTATGTTGCTGCCATTCCGGGTCTTGCGGAGCTGTTACAGGCTTGTAAGATACGTAGTGAGAGAGGTTACGCAAACGCCATCGACGGTCGTCGTATCAGCGTTGACAAAGGGCATAAGTTTCTCAATTACCTCCTACAGGGATCAGCAGCGACGATCGCCAAAAGATGGATGGTCATTATAAATCAATGCCTACCACCTGACGGCCATCAGTTGTCGTTTATACATGATGAGTTGAACTACGAGTGTTATAGGCGTGACTGTGAACAACTAGCCAAATGGCTCGAAACGTCTGCTCAATGGGCAGGCGAATATTACCACCTGAGATGCCCTATCGCAGCTGAAGCTAAGATAGGCATGACTTGGGCTGACGTACACTAAACCACCATGAAATTACTAATAGATGCAGACTTCATAGTATATAAATGCTGTGCAGCCTGTGAAACAGAGATAGACTACGGGGAAGACGTTATATTTGTTACATCGAACTTTTCAGACGCATATAATGCTGTAAAACGTGAAATACAACAGATACAAGATATATTTGGCTCATTTAGCAAGCCTACGCTCTTTTTTAGCGACTCTAAAAATTTTAGGAAAAAAATTTCCCCAGATTACAAAGGGCATCGAAATCGAAAGAAGCCCTGCGGTTACAAACGTGTCATACGTAACCTTAAAATTGAGTATGACGTTATCATCATGCCCGAACTCGAGGCCGATGATGCTATGGGCATTTTTGCCACCAAGTTTGAAGGGAACATCATTGTTTCTCCTGACAAAGACATGAAACAGATACCCGGCAAGCTATATAATTTAGAAGACACTACCACGATTACACCAGAAGAGGGTGCGAAGTGGCATCTAATCCAGACACTAGCAGGCGATCAAACTGATGGCTACAGCGGTGTGCCCGGCATTGGTGTCAAGAGAGCAGAAACTCTGTTCAATAAAGAAGGCTACAGCTGGTCAACAGTTGTGAAAGCATTTAAAGACAAAGGATTGACTGAAGAAGATGCTTTGTTGAATGCTAGACTAGCCAGAATACTTACCGATGAGGACTATGATTCCGAACAACAACAACCAAAACTCTGGTCGCCCGAATCCACTTATGAAGTTAACGATGGAACAGGACTTCAAGTTGCGAGTGATTGAAGATAATTTACGTAAACATTATGACAAAAAGGAAGATGTAATCACCGTCTTCCTTGCATTACAAAGGCAGAACTTTGCACTAGGTAATGCACTCAAAGACTTTATAGAAAACAGTATTATTATTTAACATGTCTAACCTAATCTCCCGCACTGGACGGGTACAATCTTGGATAGATGATCCTACATCAAGACTACCTGTATCATGCACGACCTTCGTTGTTGAAGATAGCATGGAAGGTCCTAACGGCATCGAAGCTAGCTGGAGATTCGCAAGCCACGCACTCAGATTTGGTGCAGGTTGTGCAATCCACCTATCTAAGCTTAGACCAGCTGGACACGAAAATGACAAAGGACTTGTGGCTACTGGCCCAGTCAGCTTTGGTAAAATATACTCCGCACTCAATGAAACACTGAGACGTGGCGGAGCCTACAAGAATGGTGCTATTGTATTGCACCTCGACCTATGCCACCCTGATGCGGTGGACTTTATAACTGCAACTCGATCAGAACTGCCTTGGGTCAAGCGTTGCATCGACATTGACGATGACATGTGGAAGTTTGCAGATCAAGATACAAAGGACGCTTTAATTTATGGAATCAAATCAGGAGACGTCTGGCTCAACAAAATCAGACATGACTCCAATACCGGGGAGCGTATCTATGGGAACGTCTGCCTTGAGGTATACTTGCCCTCACGTGGAACTTGCTTGTTACAGCATGTCAATCTCGGTTCCTGTACACTCGACAACCTACAAGAGGCTTTCGTATCAGGCATGTCCGAGTTGTGTGATCTCCATGGCCGGACAGGTGTTGGAGAATCTGGAGAGTACCTTACCCCAGAAGTGGACAGACAGGTTGGGCTCGGAGTGCTCGGTCTTGCCAACTTCCTCAGAAGGTATAACATCAGCTACGCAGACTTCGGAGAAGCCCTCCGTCTTGTCAACAGAGGACATAGTGCAGCCAACGAAGCCGGTATCGCGGCTGTTGCATTGGACAGGGCAATTTTTGAAGCGGCACAAGTAGCACATAATAATAATATGGTAAGGGCGTTCGCTATTGCACCCACTGCCAGCTGCAGCTATCGCAGTAGAGACCTAGACGGCTTTACATGCACACCCGAGATAGCACCACCAATAGCTACAATGGTTGACAGAGACTCCGGCGAGTTTGGAGTAGAAAGAGTCAACTATGGAAACGTTGAGATAGCAAGTGAAGTAGGATGGGACGCATACAAGCGTGTAGCAGACGAAATCATGACGATGCTCGATAGGACAGGATTGCTTCATGGCTACAGCTTCAACAGCTGGAGTGATGTAGTTACATACAATGAAGCATTTATAGAGGAGTGGCTAGGAAGCCCACAGACCTCATTATATTATTCTCTCCAAGTTATGGGCGATGTACAAGACAAGTCTGATGCTTACGCAGCGTTAGGTGATACTGACATTGACAGTTACTTGGATGACTTATTGAAACCAAAAGAAATTACATGTGACTGCGAACAATGAACCCCTACATAAAATTATTATCTAGAAAAAGAACATGGACACCAGTTCAACCCACCAAAGGAGAAGTTAAGAAAGGTGCTGAAGAAACCATCAAACGTGCTCTTGCAATACGCCATATGGAGCTACCAGTTGGAGAATTTATTTCTCAAGGCTTGGAGAAAGAAGTCCCGCAGTCAGCGAGGTTACTTCTTGAGTCGAACGTTAAAGACGAGGTCAAACATGATCTCGCTTTGGGCTTCATTGTTGACGCCCACGGTGCTGATCCTTCAGCCGAACAGGAAGCACTGAGGTTAAGAGATGCTTGGATTGCACACCCTGACCACACTATCACAAAAGCCCTCGTTGCAGAGCGAGCTATATTCTTTGTTCTATTGCCTATGTTTCGCTTTCTTGGTGACGCTGCTCTCAGAACAGTATCAGCTGATATATCCAGAGATGAACAAATACACGTTGCGACAAATAGTCTCGTATGTGCTGAGTTGGGTCTTGTTCCTAGCTCTTCTTTGGATAAGCTTCGGAAGGCAACTATACAATGGGTACTACAACCCCTAGCAGAAAACAATACTGATAAATATTTGTCGAAAAAATTTTGGGCTGATGCGAGCGATCAGTTAATGTATCAGGGCAAAGCCCCACAGTTTTCTGACACAAAAGCAGCTCGTATGCCCGCATTTTTTGAACATGCAAACACCAACCTCCCTCAATACGCTTAGTTTCCATTCAGAGAAACTCGAGAAGCTTGTTGAGGATTTGGAATCCAAGTTCGCTTGGTATCCCGTCCACCCCAAGGAGGATCTAGCCTCCATCATGTACCGCTCGGGACAACAAGAAGTGGTACAATATGTTAAATCAATTTTAGAGGAATAAACTATGTGCGGAGGAGGCGGAGGCGGATCTCCACAACCAACACCACAAGCTATTCAACCTCGTAACCCTGATCTCGTCAGAGTCTCACAGAGACCTGAGAGAAAGGAGTTACTTGATGAAGATGAAGTGAGAACAGGTGTAGAATATGGTAAGAAAGCTGACCCATTAGTAGCAGCTAAAGCCACAGGAACTGACGCTTTAAAAATAAACCTTAACACTGGTAACACTGGTGGTAGCGGAGGAGTAAATGTATAAGGCAAAGGAAAGATACAACAAATTGTCATCAGATAGAACTCAGTTTCTAGACATGGCAGTCGAATGTTCTGAACTTACCTTGCCTTATCTCGTAACAAGAGACGATAACTTTAAAGGAAAACGTACACTGCTACAACCATGGCAGTCCGTTGGAGCTAAAGCAGTAGTCACATTAGCAGCAAAGCTAATGCTAGCTACATTACCACCACAGACAAGCTTCTTTAAATTACAAGTTAGAGACGACAAGCTAGGTGAGTCACTAGATCCCATGATGCGTACTGAGTTAGACTTATCTTTCTCCAAGATAGAGAGATTGATAATGGATTACATAGCTGCATCAAATGACAGAGTGGTTATTCACGAAGCATTAAAACATCTTATTGTTTCTGGCAACGCACTGATCTTTATGCACAAAGATGGATTGAAACACTTTCCATTAAGCAGGTACGTAGTCAACAGAGATGGTAACGGTAAAGTCCTAGAGATAGTTACTAAAGAAATGATTAGTAGAAAGCTATTAGGATTAGAAAAACCAAAAGGTCAAGAGACCATGAACACCGAACAAGGTGTAGACGAAGATGACGCCGAGGTGTATACCTGTGTCAGAATGGATGAGAGTAGCGGACGTTGGATGTGGCACCAAGAAGTCGATGGAATGATGATCGAGGGTAGCCGCAGTACAGCTCCGAAGAACGCCTCACCATGGTTAGTACTTCGATTCAATACAGTAGACGGAGAGGACTACGGAAGAGGTAGAGTAGAAGAGTTCATTGGGGATCTAAGGAGTCTTT